GCACCTAATTCAAGCTCGAGCTCATTATAGTCCTCTCTCTCATTTGACAAATATCTGTAGAGCGTTTTCTCCCATGTTGTCAGATGGAAAGAGGAGGAACTCACATAATGAGAGCAAAACCCAAAGGATCTCAAACTCCCATCAACATTCACTTCACAGGGGACATAGTCTTTGCACTCGTGTCCAAGAGCTCTGTACTTTGCTTTTGCATCTTCCACGTAACCCTCGACTGAATCGTCCCCCATGGCTATACACCAATCTGCACCAATTAGCTCGCCCATCAAGCACCTGATTCTCGAATTTGTACTAGAGGTACAATACGAGCCACTCTTCATGAGACCAGGTTCTCCCTGTTCAATCAAAGTGCCATCAGACAACTGAAAGACCGAATTGGCAAAGCAGTAGAATCTAGAGCTCATAGCCATCTTTGTTGGTCCAGAGGCTCCTGACAAATATATTCTCATTTTAACATCAGCAAGGAGCTCCCAATACTGCACAGACCAATCAAACCCGCTGATATCGGCCTCACAAGCAGGGGCATGAAGGTGCTTAAATTGCACGTCACGCCAGAGCAAGTCAGACTGCTCATCAACTGACAGTCCCATTCCAGGTTTTGAAGGAATTTTATCCCACAAGTCAATCTCAGCGTTGTTTTGAGGACCAAAGAGCATCCTCTCGACCAACTGGTCAACTAGGGATACAGAAGAAATCAACCTGAAACGGCCTTGATCTATTTTGGATTTAGGGTGAGGTTCTTGCTTTACAAACAATCTGACAGGATCACAAAAACCCAATCTCACCAGCTCAGACGGAGTTAGCCCAGACCCTACCAAGTTATACCTTGATAATTTCTGAAGCCGGCTCAACGCAGCTAGAACCAGGAAATCAAGATGCCTGTCAATGATTGCTTGATTAGTAGATCCTAAGACTGAGAGGGGGACGCCAGGGGAAGCCTTTGGATTGACTTCCCTTTTCGCGATTTCCGCGAGCGCCTCCGCGACTTCCTCTTCGTCCCAGACGTTTCCCCGGATTTCTCGACGGGGCTTGGTGGGGGGGTATTTTGCACAGAGTCTGCTAATGCAGTCGTCAATGTTTTCTGGACATACAGTCCCGCGGTACCTCCCGGCCTGAAACTTAAGGCTTTTCCACTCAGC